TTTTCCAGGTCCTTCTTTTGTTCATATTGCATATATACAAACGCAAGAGTTGCTCCTAGTAATAAAAATAACACTTCTACCATACATTTATTTATTTAAGTTGCCTTTCAGCCATTAATTACTTATACTTCTATATAATATACGTAATATTTATTTACGAAGCAACTATTATATGCAAATAAATGCAAAAATTAGACCCAAAAAAACTCTTTAATATATTCAATGCCTCTGATGAGGCAATATATGAGGAGCATAACATACAACACCTCTTTCAAAACCCTTACGTTTTGATGGGAATGGTGGTAAGGGGGCTGGAAAACTACTCCATCATCGATGGGATGTATATGATGCGCTATAAAGAGCAGTATGAATCTGTAAGAGAGACTGTAAAAGAACAATTCTACGACCGTCTTTACAATTACCTCCTTAAGATCGACTTCCAAAAGTTTGAGAACATCTACGTCATCACCGAAGAATACGATAAGATGGGCGTCTTCCAAGCCCTCGACCACCTCCTTTACTACTATCAAGATAAAGAACACTATGAAAAGTGTGCCGTTATAAAATCCTTTGAAGATTTATTGAGAAATACAATGGTACCTCCTACCTACGACTATAATGTAGATAGTTTATTGGAAGAATTAAAGTTAAAACCACTACAAAATTAAAAAATTTCGGGTCGAAATGCGCGCGATGCGCGTGGGGCCTTCGGCCTTTATGGGGATTTCTGCTGCATTTCCCCTAACTCCTTCATTTTCAATCAAAATTTTCCGTGGATTCACTAAAAAAAGTTGCTCGTCTGGGGAAATCTTCGTATCTTAAGGTATAATCATAATAGAAACTATATATGCAATTAACAATTAGAGAATTAAATGAGATCATCTATGCTTTAGGCGTGGCTGAGTATAAGGGAATGTTCGTAGATAAGGATGTAAACTCGACTGTAGGTGATAAAATACGTACAGAGTTGGAGCGTCTTATTAAAGAAGAGGAATCTTCTCGTGAAAAAGCTCAACAACAGGCAGTTTCCGAAAAAATTACACAAAAGGAACCGAAAGTTATTACCCCTATTACGGATACCGGTTCAGAGGTAGCGGATTTTCTTATCGCAGTAACAGCTCAACTACCAGTACAGGAGGAAGAAACACCTTCAACAGTAAAAAAAGCTAAGTTTCCAGGTGCTAAGAAAAGTAATTTAATGGATCCGGAAAAATAATTCCTAAAAGAGTGGCTATTCTGCGTTTTTTTATATATCTTCGAAATATATAAGATATTATATAGAATATATTAATATGATATAAAATATATAAGATATTAAATATATAGATATATAAAGATATAAGTATATAATAAAGGAAACCTATAAATAAAAATCAAGTTATGTTAAGTGCCGAACAAATCCAATCAAATTGGGATAAACATATTAAGATTATCAACCATTATATTGGTGATGATCGTAAGAATCAAGTATTAACTTTAGTAGAAACATTATCCGAACATATGGTAATGGCTCCTGCTAGTGGTAAATCATGGTATCATAATGCTTTTCCGGGTGGTTATATTGACCACGTTAATAGAGTAGTTCAAAGTGCTATAAAACAAAAGGAATTGTGGCAAGCTATGGGAGCTTCTATTGACTTTACCGATGAAGAGTTGGTTATGGCTGCTTTATTCCATGACTTAGGTAAGATTGGTGATGGTGAGGTAGATTGTTATGTACCTCAAACTGATAAATGGCGTCAAGATAAGTTACATGAAATGTATACCCCTAATCCGGAGATTCCTTTTATGCTTATTCCTGATCGTTCTCTTTACATCTTACAAAAGTTTGGTATTAAATTATCTCATAACGAGTATTTAGGTATTAGATTACATGATGGAGTTTTCGATAAAGCTAATGAAGCTTATTTCTTTAGCCATAATCCAGACTCTCGAATGAGAACTAACATTGTAAATATCTTACATTCAGCAGATTTTATGGCTTCTAAGGTAGAATACGATATGTGGAAGAATAAAGGCGGTAGTACAGAGGCTAAAGTTCAAAAATCTAAAGCATCTACAGGCCGTCCAGTTAACTCGTCAGAAGGTTTATCAAATTTAATTAAAAATTTATAATATGATTTGGATCATAGGATTATTAGGACTGCTTTTAATTGTATCAATGTTTGCAATCTACAATCTACTTACTAAAGTAGAGAAGTATGAAGATGTCGTACAAGATCAAGTACAGTACCTTAATAATATTTCAGCAACTATAGCTGAAGCAAAAATGCACCTACAGAAGTTAGATGAAAGTGGAACATTTCAATCAGACGATGAGGTCGGTTATTTCTTTAAACAATTACAAAACGTACAAGAAGAGCTAAACCGATACATGCTCCCTACTAACTATGGCAAGAACGAAATCAAAAAGTAACTACTTTACCAAAGAGACAGAGGATTATATAGTTATTTATAACAATTCTACAGACCCAGTTCTCAGAGCTAGGGTCTTTACAGATCATATCTATATGCCATTTTACAAACTGGCAGAGAATATAATTCATACCTTTAAGTTTTATTACACAGACGTTGAACACATTGAAGATCTCAAACATGAGATCGTTTCTGTTTTATTAGAAGAAAAGATTATGAAGTTTGATCCTACTAATGGAGCGAAAGCATATTCATACTTCGGTACAATTGTTAAGAGGTGGTTAATCAACTATAATAATAAAAACTACAAAAAGCTAAAACAGATAGGATCATTCTCAGATGTAGAAGAGTCTTATGAACCAGAACTAGAAGTAGATGGAAAGTTCCGGATGTCATTAGCAGCTTTTTTAGATGCATGGATAGAAGAGATGTATGAGAAGATGGAAGAGTTCTTTCCTAAAGATCAAGAAGCAAAAATAGCAGATGCAGTATTAACTATCTTTAAGACTAGACATGATCTAGATATCTTTAAGAAAAAAGCACTTTATATTTATATTAGAGAGATGACTGACTGCGAAACTCCTCACTTAACTAGAGTAATATCTAAGCTCAAATCAGAGTTCTATAATAAGTACTATGAGTATAGCGAGAACGGATTAGTAGTCAATATTCTCGACTAACCTATTTATTACTAAAAACAGTATGAGTTTAGATAAAAAAATATTTGGAGATACTTCTCTTTCAGATTTATTTCAAGAGATACATACCAATTCTAAATCTACCCGTGCGCAAGTTACTGCTTTAATAGCTGAACTAAAACCTTTAATTGAAAGCATAGGAGATGCTACATTAGTAGTTCCTATGATAAAAGAATATATGGAGATTGGTGTTAAGAATGATGAAGCTTTAATTAAACTAGCTACTATTATTCAACGAATTGAAACAGGACAATCTAAAGGAGAAGAGTTCGACTTATCAGAATTAGCCGACTTATTACAAGAAGCTGAGACGATTAATAAAGAAGTAAACGAAGCAGACAATGGCGACCAGTAGAGCAGGAACAGGAGCAGGTGCAGCGAGTGGTGGAAAAGGATCCGCAAGTAATTCGGGTACTTTTTACGGCCGTGTAGTAGATATAATTTTAGACAATAGACACCCTAAGTACAAACAAATGGGTAGTGCTCTTGCTATTAACGGATGTTTCTATGTAACAGTTAGTAGTTCAGGTGACGTTGATCCAGATGAAGCTGCTGATCCCCCATTTGCTTTCCAAGGAAATGCTAGATATAAAGACATTCCTGTCTTAGGAGAGATTATAGCTATTGAATCTAGTCCATCCGCAACTAGCGAAGCAGGTAAAGGAAATAGAAAAGCTTGGGTTCGTATAGTTAATGTATGGAATGCTCCCGAACACAATGCTTCCCCTAATACTCTAAACCCTAACTTCCAAAAAATGTTATTTGGAAAAGGATTTAAAGAGAGTGGAAGAATAAACCCACTAATATGCTATCCAGGAGATACAGTAATACAAGGACGTCAAGGTCAATCTATTAGATTTACAGGCTCCCAGCACGTAAATAACCCGCTTGTTACAACAAAAACTGTTGGACAGCCTTTGATATTAATAGCTAACGGGCAAATTACTGCACCAAACGGCTTTGATGGTATCATAGAAGATATAAATAAGAACTTTGGTTCACTATACTTCTCAGCTTATCATCAAATACCTCTTAAACAAGCTAATACTAGACGGCTTTCTTATAATAAAATACCAGATACATCTAATGCTTATGCTAAACCACAAGTAATCCTTAATAGTGGTCGTATATTTTTAAATGCAAAAGAAGAATCTATACTACTTTCAGCAGCTGTTTCAGTAGGGCTAAACGGAAAATCTGTAAATATAGACGCTGACGATTATGTATGTTTAGATTCTAAGAAGATATACTTAGGAGAAAAAGCAAGAACAGCAGTAGAATATAGTGCCCAACCAGTACTGTTAGGTAAAAATACTGTCGATCTACTAGAAGATTTTATAAAAGCAGTAGAGAACTTTGCTAACTTCTTAGTAACACCTTCAGGTCTTCAAGCAGCACCTGCTATTGCAGTAGCACAATTAAAGAAAGAGGGTGGTATTCTATTTGCTAGAATAAAGCCACTAAGAGCTCGATTAAATGAATTAAAATCTAAAAAAGTATTTACAGAATAGTATGTCATTTATAACTATACCAGAATCTAAAGTAACTGCTTTTATAGGAAGTAAGATAGGAGGTTTGCAAGCCCAATTACAAGATAAGGTGCAGCAGAAGATCCAATCTACAATAACTACTTTTGTTCAAGCTAATGCATGTCCTAGACAGCAGACTTTAGATAAGTTAGTTAAATCAAAACAAACATTATCAGATCTTACAGAACGTTCTAGAAAGATTATAGATACATACAAAGCTTTACCTAAAAAATTAAAACCACCTATAGATACTTTAGATAAGATTATTAAAGTCTTATTAGTATTACCTATACCTCAAGCAGTACCTCCTGGTATTGGTTTACCTATCTCTATCTCAAATAAATACTCAGATTTGATTAACAAATTGAGAGAGTTAGTTAAACAAACAAAAGAGACAATAGATGGAATTGAAGCTCTTGTAGATACTACATTCTTTGATAACTTAATGAATGATATTAACTCTAAACTATCACTATTAGACGGTCCAATTGCATTCTGTAGTATAGAAAATGAACTTAAAGATAGTTTAACCCCAGAAGAATTAACAAAACTCGGATTAGTTGACGAAGATGGTAACTTTATTATTTCTAGATTAGTTCCAAGACTAGTACAAGAAACTTTAGTAAACCCGATCAAGTATGCTGATGGAGTAGACGATGGTAATAACTACGGTAAAAACTGTTTTAGAGGTCTCTACAAACCAGGTACAATCTATATACATACAGATGAAAGGAGAGATATAGTAGAAGGGTCAGATGGAAATAAGTATATAGTAAATAATCGAGCAAAAAATGGATTAGATACTTGGCTAGATCCTTTATCTGGGTTTGATTGGGAATTATACGAACTTAATACACAAAGGTTATTAGAAGATCTTTTAAATAGGCTTTCAAATACAAGTTTAGTTGATAGAAATCTTTTAGATAATATTAAAACTAACTTAAATAACTATAAAATACAATTAGCACCAGCTCAAACCGGCTTATATAAAGCAAGAAATGGAATCGAATTTTTAATTGAAGTACTAGATGATACAACATCTCCTTCTATAGCCAAAAGACGCTTTGCTGTAGCAAGAAACTCTCAAGGAGTTATTGTAATGAAAGGGCAACCATCTTTTGCTAGTGATATAAACGTTTTAGTTCGTGAGATTCGATTCCGTTTAGATCAACTACAATAATAAACTTTAATATACTAACTATTTATTAATATGAAACTAGAAGAACTTAGGAAAGTTATACGAGAAGAAGTAGAAAAAGCATTTAAAGAACAACTTAAAGATGTATTAATCGAAGCTGTTCAAATTGCTAGTGCTCCTTCTACATTAAAAACTGAACAAAAAACAAACACTAAGCAAATTACCAATTTCAAAGCACCTGTAGCACAACCTAAAAAGTATACACCAACCGGTAATCCGATTGAAGATATGTTGCAGATGACAAAAGCTACTATGACATCAGCTGACGCAGCTGCTATAATGGGTGAAGGAGTACATATGCCAAATATGGCTTCTACAGTAGCTCAACAGATGCATATAGGAGGTGGTAACCAACCAGGTTTAGATTTAAGCCAACTACCTTTTATTAACAAAGCAAAAACGTTATTAGAAGCGGCTAACGAAAAAGATAGACAAAGAAAAGGACTATAATGGCATTTGATGTAAAGAAAATAAACCCGTTAGATAGACAGCCACGAAAAGCAGTAGGTGTAAACTTACCTTTTTCTGCAGGTAACGTCTTTACATCTAACTACTTAACTAAAGATGCAATTAGGAATAACCTAATAAATTATTTTCTTACAGGAAGGGGAGAAAGATATATGAATCCTTCTTTTGGAAGTGGGTTACCTTCAGAACTATTTGAACAGATTACAGAAGAAAAATTAAATATATTAGGGCTTAAAATTAAAGATGAACTTAGAATGTATTTTCCAAAAGTTGTATCTCAAGATTTATCCCTAATAGCTGACCCAGATAAAAACTCAATTGAATTCTATTTAAAGTATAGTATCTTAGATAGTAATATTGAAGATGAAGTAATTATTAATATTCAACAATAATGGCCCAAGAAAGAGACATAAAATATATAAACAGGGATTTTAGTAAATTTAGAGAACAACTCGTAGAATTTGCTAAAAACTATTTTCCTGATACCTATAATGATTTTTCTCCAACATCTCCAGGTATGATGTTCATCGAGATGGCATCATATGTAGGTGACGTACTTTCTTTCTACCAAGATACACAACTTCAAGAAACTTTCTTACAGCACGCTAAAGACCCTGCTAATTTATATAATTTAGCATACATGATGGGATATCGTCCTAAAACAACTAGCGTATCAGAAGTAACTATAGAAGTATCGCAAAGAGTTAACGCTGTAGCTCCTAATTATTTACCTAACTGGAATCAAGCATTAGTAGTACAACCTAATACACGTCTACGTGCAACTACTTTCGGCGATCCTAAATTTATAATAAACGATAAAATAGACTTCTCTTTTTCAAGCTCTTTAAACCCAACAGAAGTTAGAATTGATAGTATAGCAAACGGATACCCAGCTGAATATAAGCTTACTAAAAGAGTAGGAGCTATTTCAGGTGAATTAAAAACATATAACTATGATGTAGGTAATGCAGAGAAATTTTTAACTATTACTATTGAAGATACGAACATTGTAGGTGTATTAGATATAACAGATAACGACGGTAATACGTGGTACGAAGTGCCATTTTTAGGTCAAGATACTATCTACGAAGATCAAACTAATACTGCTACAGATAAGAATTTAGTACCGAGTATTTTAAGATTGAAGAAAGTTCCTAGACGTTTTGTTACTAGATTAACCTCTCAAGGTAATTTACAAATACAATTCGGCGCTGGGGTAAATACAAGCGTTTCTACCGATGAAGTATTTTTACCTGACCCAACTAATGTCGGAATAGGAACTAACCAAGGAGTAAGTAGATTAGATTTTGCTTACGATCCTTCTAATTTCTTATTCTCAAAATCATACGGTATTGCTCCTTCAAACGTAACATTAACTATTAGGTATATTGTAGGCGGAGGTGTAGCATCTAACGTTCCAGCTAATACTATAAACATTGTAGAACAGGTAACTGTTTCAGCACCAGATCAAACTAAAGCTAATACTCTTACATTTAATAACTCTACCCCAGCAGTTGGAGGTAGAGATGGAGATACAGTAGAAGAATTAAGACAGAATAGTTTAAGAGCTTATTCAGAACAAAATAGAGCTGTTACTTTACAGGATTATGCTATTAGAAGCCTATCCTTACCGCCAATGTACGGTTCTATATCAAAAGTATACGTAACACAAGACCAGGCAACTAATGCTAATGTATTAGGTGGAGCTTATGATTCTAATCCTTTAGCTTTATCTCTTTACGTACTAGCTTACAATGCAGATAAACAAGTAGTACCTGCAACAGCTAGCTTAAAACAGAACTTAAAAACATATCTTTCACAGTACATGTTACTTACTGATGCAGTAAATATAAAAGATGCATTTATAGTAAATGTAGCTATGAAGTATGAGATTATAACATTACCTAATTCTGTATCTAGAGATGTGCTTTTAGCATGTAATACAGCTTTAATTGATCACTTTGAGATAGCTAAATGGTCAATAAACCAACCTATTAATATATCAAGCATTTATACTTTATTAGATAGAGTAAAAGGAGTACAGAGTGTAGAGAAGATTTACTTTGAAAATAAAGTAGGAGGTAATTATTCAGAATATGCATACGATATAAAAGGAGCTACAAAAGGTAATATAATATACCCTTCATATGATCCTTGTATTTTTGAAATTAAATTTCCCGAGATAGATATTCAAGGACGAGTAACAACATTATAAAATGGCAATATATAGAATCTTTCCTGAAAAGGATACATTTATTTACACCGAAGCAGTAAAAGGTAACGCAGGTTTAGATGAGATTATCGAAATCGGTGGCTACCCTGTATCAGAAAAAGGCCAAACCTCTAGAGCATTATTAAAATTTAACTCTACTGAAGTTGCTAATGTTGTATCTAATATCATAGGAAGTAGTAATTATAGTGCTAGCATTCATTTAAGTTTAGCAACAGCATACGAAATCCCGACAGAGTATAGTATCAATGCATACCCAGTTTACGATACATGGGTTCAAGGCGTAGGTAAGTTTGGAGATTCCCCTACAGATGAATCAGGAGTAAGTTGGGCTTATAGATTAGGAAAAGATACAGAAAGATGGACGTTAAGAGCTAATACGGTAAATATGCCAGCCGGAGTTACTGGTTCTTACAATGCTACTTATTCCGGAGGTGGTGGAAACTGGTATACTGGATCAGCAGGAATAAACTTAGAAAGTACTCAACTCCAAAGTTTAAATTCTAATCATGATATTCATATAAATGTTACTAATGGTGTTAAAGCACATAATGCCGGTACAATCGTTAATAACGGGTTTATACTGAAACTAACAGATGATCTTGAATTTAATACATCTTCCTCTATACGGTTAAAATACTTTAGCAGCAACACTAATACCATATACCCTCCTTATCTAGAATTTGGATGGAATGACACAGTTTATAGTAGTAACCTTACGGAATTAAATACAAGTAACGCAACAATCACTATTAAAAATAATAAAGGAGAATATGTAGATAGCGGGAAGCAGAGATTTAGAATACATGCAAAACCTAAATACCCTACTAGAACCTTCTCAACAGGATCTGTATATTTAACTAACTACAAACTACCAGCAGCATCGTATTGGGGTTTAAGAGATGAGCATACAGAAGAAATGGTAGTAGATTTTAATACTGCTTTTACAAAAATAAGTGCTGATAATAACGGAAGTTATTTTGATGTTTACATGGAAGGGTTGCAACCAGAAAGATATTATCGTATATTGGTTAAATCAACTCTTGATGGAAGTACAACAGTAGTAGATAATGGTAATGTTTTTAAAATAGTACGTAATGGCTAATAACCCGATGCCGATTCGAAAGACGGTATTTAATAAGGAACATATTAATAAAGTTGTAAAGAGAGAATTTACAACCTTTACACAACCTGTACCTGAAGATACTCAATTAACAATAGAAGACTTCTTTGCGTTATATGAAGAACTCTTCTACGAAATACCTATTAACGGTGAAGCCGGAACCCATGAATACTTAGTTAAAAGAAGCTCAGAATTATATAAACTAAACGACTCGACTGACGATATACAACCTCTTTTAGATGAAATAACTAATTTAAGAGCACAGATTATAGATAACGAAACCGAGATTATTGCATTACAAGAACAAGTAGCAAATCAGAATGTCAAAAACTAATTACATAGTATCGAAGGGGTTTCCTGACGAATTAGAAATATATACTAGGAACCTAAATCCTAAAGATAAAGCCTTAGTAGATAGTTTCTACCTCAACAGTAGCTTTAAGCCTGATAAGCATACAATAGAAATGCACGTATATGGGCTTAATGATGAACGTCTGTTTTCTGTTCCTTCTTACTTCCCAGAATACTCTAATGTAACTTACACACAATATCAAGCAGGTAAAATATCTGAGATAAATATATCTCCAGAAGTTGATGCTCAACAGTTAGGGTTTAATTACGGTCAAGTTAGTATTCTATATAACTTCCTTAGTAATCTCTATAGCGATTCAAATTTTATATTTGAAGGAAATTTCTTCATTGAAGATATCTCTGCAGACCGTACTGAGATCTTAGCATTAAGTAATGAGCTATCTCTTACAGATTTAATACGATTTACATCAGACTTAAAAAGAAAGTTAGATACATTATCTTATTTTCAAGACTTTAGAGTAAATTTTGGAGATAATAAGTTACTACTTGGAATAAATGTAGATCTTATAGATTATAGAGGAGGTAAAGCTCTTGCTATAAAATTATACGAACCTCTTCCTGAAGAGTTTGAAATAAAAGATACCTTCAGGGTAGTAGAAATAATATCAGATTCAATTTCATTTGAAATAGATACAGAAACTATACCTGAAGAAATAGTATACCCTAATTTAAAAGGTCCTAATTTTGATATAGAATTAGTAGAGGATAATAATAACCCTACTGGTTTCTTTAATTATAATGAATTATTTAGCTATCCAGTTACTAGTTCATACTACGAATTATATTCTTTATTTGAAGAAAGTAGTGCTCAAATTAGCATAGATCATAGTAACTATTCAGACTTTATTAATTTTTCATCAGCAGAAGAACGATTAAGAAATTTTAAGTACAAAATAGATTTAATTAAGTCTTACGAAACTTCATTACAGACATTAAGCAACACCGGATATACTAGATTCGGTATTACAGGAAGTAGAGATTATTATGAATCGTTAATTGAAGGTATAATAAATAATTTTGATCACTACGATAGATTTTTATACTTTGAAAGCGGTTCTAATAGTTGGCCAAAATCTAATAATACAAGACCGTATACGAACCAAGCTAGTACAACAGTACAAGCTACTAACTGGTATACTAATCAACTTTCAATCGCTTCAAATTTTGACGTAAGTAATTTAAACGCACTTACTAATACTCTACCAATCTTTTTAAGAGAAGATACAGATAATAACCCTGCTCTTATATTCATCAATATGCTAGCACAGCATTTTGATAACATATGGATATACCAGAAAGCAGTTAGTGATAAGTATGATGCAGATAACAGAATAAACTTTGGTATATCAAAAGACTTAGTTAGAACTACCTTAGAAAACTTTGGAGTTAAACTATATAATAGTAATTTTAACTTAGAGTCTATCTTTGGAGCTTTTATAGGAGAATCTTATATATCAGGTAGTGAACAGATAAATAACTACCAAGTAATTACATCTGGTTCTACAAACGCATATCTACAACCTATGCCGTTTGATAACTATCAAAAAGAAATCTACAAAAGAATATACCACAACTTACCTCTACTTACAAAATCAAAAGGTACAGAGAGAGGCTTGAGAGCTTTAATTAACTCATTTGGTATACCTTCTCAGATATTAGAAATAGGAATCGCTGGAGGTCAGAAAATAGGACCAGGTTTCTACGGACCTACTCAATTACATTATAGTTCATCTTTGAAATTAAGAACTGATAATGATGGTACTATTGTAGCAGGAGATACATTATCTGGTTATACTTCTATTGTTAGAAGAGAGTATGAATACTCAGATGATTTAAACTTTATAGAAGTAGGATTAGCTCCTTCTAAAAACATAGATAATTATATAGTTTCTCAAAGTGCTGTATTAGGTTTCTCTAACTTTAACATTGATGATTATATCGGGGACCCTAGAGATTCTTATAAATCAGAATATACATCTCTAGAGAAACATCGTAAAGTAGTATTAGGTAATTTAGATCGATACGATTTAATGGACTACATTAGATTGATTCGTTTCTTTGATAATGCTTTATTTAGAATTGTAAAAGATTTTATACCAGGTAGATCAACAGCAATTACCGGTATAATAATTAAACCGCATAAACTAGAAAGAAATAAAGCAAAGCATGTAAGTGTTAGTACTATCTTCCAGGATTATTCTGGATCGATAGATACTGCTTTTATGGTTGGAACCCATGGAGGATCCTATACTCAGTTAGTAGAAAGAAGTACAGCATATGCAGAACGAATAGTAGTTCCTTCTGGATCTGCCATGACTTTTAGACATAACTATGAAGAACCTAAATTTAACGGAGAATTAAGCGGAAGTAGAATAAGAATATCAAATGGAGAATTAAACAGAGGTAATAAGGTTAAGAAAACATCTCAACCTGAATTAGCGTTTAATATAACATTCCTTAACGCATCTAATACTATACCTAGAGATTGTACAATTCAATTTACTGCGATACAAGTCACACCTGCACCTACCGCAGCTCCAACAGCTGCTCCAACTCCTGCACCTACCGCAGCTCCAACAGCAGCACCTACACCTGCACCAACAGCAGCTCCTGTAACTCCTAGTCCTACTGCCGCTCCTACTCCTAGTCCAACAGCTAGTCCAACTGCTGCTCCTACTACACCATCTCCTACCCCTAGTCCGACAGCAGCACCGGTAACTCCTAGTCCGACAGCATCACCAACAGCTAGTCCTACACCTAGTCCTACACCTGAACCTACTCCTAGTCCGACTGCTGAACCAACAGCAGCACCAGTTTCATCTCCAACAGGAGGTGGCGGTGGCGGAGGTGGCGGAGGTTGTCTACTTGAAGGAACCCCTATACTAATGGCAGACGGATCTACTAAAAATATTGAAGATTTAACTATTGGAGATCAAGTTAAAAACTTTAGCATAGAAGGTTTAGATACTAATGGAGATGCTTATAAAACTTGGAATACAGGAGAAATAAACATAACACCTTCTACTTCTATAGTAACAGCTATATATCCAGATACGTTCACTAGTTATTATAGAATCAACAACCTCTTGAATATAACATTTGAACACCCAGTATTAGTTAAACAAGGTAATGAATATAGCTTTAAAGCAGTAGCTGCACTTAGAGTAGGAGACCATTTATTAAATAAAGACGGGGAGTGGATTGAAATCTTAACTAAGGAGTTGATAACAGAAACTGTCGATGTATATAATATTAACGTAGAGAGTCAAGATACTTATTTCGCTAACGGTATATTAGTTCACAACCTAGAAAACGCTCCTAACGAAAAACAAATTACATAAGATAGACAATGACTGAGTTAGAATTTATAAATACAAACCCAGGAGTATCAGGATCGAATGCTGTACTTGTAGATAACATTAACGTTTTCTATAGTAGTAGTTTAGTACGATTTCCTAACCCTACAACTGGTGTAATGGAAGCAACTTCTATTCCAGACTTGAGACAGGAGGTAAAGATTATTGGAATGTCAATTCCGTTTAAATACCTACAAGGTAATGTTGATATACAACAGACTATACTACAAGCAGAAAATATAACTTTTAAATACTCAAGTGCTGGAGATGTTAATAATAATACTTACTTAACTGCCACTATTGAAGAGAGGGTACGTAGAGCTACTTACTTTTATATACGTTTAAGACCTTTGATACTAAACCCAGCAAACTATACAGTAGGTCAAGTACAGTTAGGTAATAGAAGTGTATTCGTACCTTCTACTACTCCCGATCCGCAATTTAATACTGTAAATTACTTCCAAGTACCTTCTGAAATTATTTTCAACCCGTATATATCTACAGTCTTTAATAATAGTTCAGATAACCCATTACTAAGTAACGCAACTGTACTACGAAAAGCTAACTATATACAGCAGGTAGATAGAAATGAAGACCCTATTGAACCAACTAACCTATCGCAGATACTACTTAATCAAGCTTCAGCAGCAGAAATACAAGACAGTAACTATACATCAGCAGGTATAATTAATGCTAGGTATCTTGGATCAAAGTTGAATTCTGGGAGTGTACCGGGTAATGATCCGGCATTGAGTTTGATTTCTTTCAGAGCGAGTTTGCATCCTTCTGGTTCTAACTTTACTAAAGTTAAAGGAATTAACTTATCAGATAGAGAGGTACAGCAGGTTTACTTTACTCCCCAAGTTACCAATAATATTGCAGGAGGAAAGACTAGAACATTCGGAGGTAATAAATCTTTCCCGACACAGCCAAACTTACTCTATATAGAAGAAGGTAATCGATTTGTAAGGATTTCAAATAGAGATATTTACTCTATAGACGAAGATAAAATGCATTCAACAAATAACCTAGGTACAATTATTAAAACACAAGCCTAGAATATTATAATAACCGATATTTATATTATATAATTTAAACAAAAATGGGATACTTAGACAACTCAATCGTAACAGTAGATGCGATTTTAACTAAAAAAGGAAGAGAGCTCCTAGCAAGAGGGGACGGATCTTTCAAAATTACACAGTTTGCTCTTGCTGACGATGAGATTGATTATACTTTGTATAATCCACTACATCCTTCTGGTTCTGTATACTACGGAGAGGCTATCGAAAATATGCCTTTATTAGAAGCCTTTCCTGATGAAAATCAGATTATGAAGTATAAATTAACAACTCTACCAAGAGGTACTTCAAAACTTCCAGTATTAGATTTAGGATTCTCATCAATACGTTTAAAACAAGGAGCTTCTCTTGCGATTACTCCACAGACATTAAACTACTTAGGTGCAACTACTACTTACGAAGCAGGTGGTTATACAGCAACTATTGCAGATATCAGAGTACTTAACTCATTCAACGGAGTAGGTATTAACTCTGAAGAAGCTATTAGATTAAATACCGGAACAACAATAGGAACTAACGTTTCTAAGACAGTTATCGGAACATCTATTAACTTGACTGCAACCACAGTAAACACTCTATTCGGAACAAGATTAACACTTCAGACTACTATAACAGTTATCGGTCGTGATTCAGGAGCGAGATTAACAATTCCAGTAACCATTACAAAAACTAACTAATTATGTCGTTTAAAAGATTTGACCAAGAAGATATAGTAGTAAGTGCTGAATCGGTGACAGCTCCATTATGGACTAACAACGTAATAAACTTAACTGCTTTCTATACAAGCTCTACACAGGTATCAAGTACCTCCGGAGATTATTACTACAATGTATTCAACACTGCATCAACAGACGCTACTGCAGCAGTACAGTTCTCGATTGCTTATGCCGATAAAGACGGAGGTGGTACATTACGCTATAATGCTGGTGTAGCAGGAAAATCTCCTTCTTCAACTATATACGGACAGTATAGAAACTTAGTATTAGGAGATGAAGAATCTGAATTTACGTTTGGAGGAGAAACATCTGATTACTTCTACGTAATAGCAGTTGATAGAGCAAGATATAAAGAGAAATTATTACCAGGAACCTTATCGTTACATCTTAGCGGAAGTGGTAATAGAGAACTTAAATTAACAGATAATAGTAGAGTTGTAGCAACAACTACCTTTACAGATTCTGGTCGAGTATTTGAAATTGTATCTGGCTCTGCAGGAACTGTATACACAGGAGCTAACGCTAACGGATATTCAATATCAGGTTCTTATGGAAAGTTTTTACCAGATGTAGGTATCTTATTACTTAATGGTAAAGCATTAGATTTACCTTACGGTATTGCTAATAGAGGAGGAGGAGTTGGTTTAGCTACAAACAGAACTGCTAATACTTCAGCATTAAACTTAAGAAAATTATTCTTAGCTTTAACTAAAGGAGCTAATTTTAGACTTAACTCTGAAGAAACAATTTCATCTAACTTCATATTCGTACGAGCAAGAAACGCAGAATTCAACTACTCTACTAACCCATCTTTATTATCAGGTTCAGGAGAAATCAGACACAATGTTATGATTAATACTCCTCAATCTTATATTACAGGTGTAGGTCTTTATAACGATAATAACGATCTTTTAGCAGTAGCTAAATTATCAAGACCATTGTTGAAAGACTTTACAAAAGAAGCTCTAGTTAGAATCAAGCTTGACTATTAATGAATGAGTACATACAAAAAACTAAACAGGCAAGATGTCTACGTAACAGTACACGACGCTCGTAAGCATTGGCATACAAGCGGTAGCTTGCTTCGTGGTTTTAAGTCTACAAATGAGTACTCTATAGACAGAATGATAGGTCTTTCTGGTTCAACAGAATATTTTTTGAACGAGGAAGATCTATACCAGTATGCTACTATACCCTCTCAACAGGTACAGGAGAGACATAAGCAGATAGTTTATAAAAGTATACATAATTTATACTACAGCGGTAGAGTCCAAAATTCTACATTTAGCGGTTCTTATGATAATTACCTAGAAACTACTTTACATTTAAGTGAATCTAGAGACCTACACAACGTTCAAGAGATTAGTGTATATACTATACCGCAAGAGGTTTATGGAACCAACATAGTACCTTTCTCTTTTATATTAAAACCAAACGGCGCTAGAGATAATTATGTCGATGATGGATTCGTAACAGATGATATAGGACAGAATGATTACATTCAGACTTTTGAAACTTTATTCGGTGCTGTAAGAAAAATTGCTTGTGATTACATATTAGACGAAGGAACTTATGTACTAGAAACACCAATTGCAGGTGGAGAGTATATCGACTCACCAGACGGACAGCATAGAGTTGAGATTGTAGATGACGGAGAAGGTAGGTTAATTATGTCAGGCTCAGGATCAGAACCATGTGCTCCAGTTAGAATTGTAGGAGATATTATTTACAGCCATGGTCAAGTTATATTAACTGATCCAGAAGTTGTGGATATATATAATAGTTTTTATCTTAGTCCAAACCTTAACTGGAAATCTAACCACCCTATTTATACATATAATATGTACTGCAAGGTTAGAGATTCTGAAATGAATTTCACACATAACCCGAGTGCATTAACCGGATCATTTGGAGATATTTTACCTAATGTAACAGGAAGTACATTTAGCCCATACATCACAAGTGTAGGTCTATACAATGATGCAGACGAGTTAATAGCAGTAGGTAAATTAGCACAACCAACTAGAAAGTCACTATATAACGATATGACTTTCGTTGTAAAAATTGACATGTAAATAATAAAAGAAAATGGCTATAACATTTAGAGCAAATAAAGGACAAGCATTAACCTACAGAGAAATGGATACCAACTTAGGGTCCTATTTCTATTCTAGCTCTTTAACAAAAGAATCTTGGGGAACCGGAGACGCAACAAGAACAACTGTAAATTTTGCTACCTTGTATTACACAGGTAGTACTTTAATTCCTTGGAATCTTTCTCCCCATCAAATACCTTTACATGCAACAGGTAGTAGATCTATTAACGGTTCTGTACAGTATGCAAGTTCAAGCTTACAAGCAGGAGCACCAGACTTTTTATTTAACCCAGTTAATGGATATGTAGGTATTAAAAAAACAGCTACATCAAAAATAAATGCTCCATTAGATATTAACGGTAATGCAATTATAACTGGCTCACTAACAGTAACAGGAGATGCAGTAGTATTTGGTAGAATTACAGCTCAAGAATTCCATACAGAGTTTGTAAATGCATCAGTAGTATATGAAAGCGGATCTACAAAATGGGGTGATACTACAAATGATTTTCACGACGTAACCGGTAGTTTAAACATTACAGGAAGTTTAACTTTACAAGGTCCGTTTGTAGTAAAAGGTGATACTAAATTTGGAGTTGATTGTAATAGTAATCATGAAATAACAGGAAGCTTAAGAGTAAATTCTAGCTGCGTTAGACAACATTATATTAGTTCCGGAAGCTTCGGTATTAATACCAAAAATCCTCAATATGATTTACATGTTATAGGTCAAATACAAGCTTCAAGAAACATATTAGCCTTCTCTGACGCACGATTAAAAGATAATGTACAACCTATTCAAGGTAGCTTAGAAATCATCGATGCGATAGGAGGATACACATATACACGTAATGACTGGAATGATCTACCTGGTGTAGGAACTATTGCTCAAGAAGTGAGAGCAGTTCTTCCGGACGCTGTACATAGTGACGAAGAAGGGTATTTAAGTGTCGACTATAATGCATTAACAGCTGTTCTACTCGAAGCTGTGAAAGCTCAAAATGTATTGATACAGAATTTACAGGATAGAGTAGCACAATTAGAAAATAAATAGAAATGGCAATAACATTAAGAAGCGTAAAGGGTGGTGCTTTAACCCATACAGAAGTAGATAATAACTTCAGGAGCTTTATCTACTCATCCTCTTTTAGCGGTCAGGTAATATCATTGTTTACTTCTGCTAGTAGTAATAATGTACAAAATATCAACATAGCTTCTGTAGGTGGTGTTGCTAACGATACACAGATTATATATAGAAGTGGATCTGTAAATATAGGTTCAAATGATTTAAAGTATGACTATAGAGCTGATAAATTTAGAATAGCAGCCAATACAGAAATTACAGGATCTTTAGTTGTTAAAGGTATTCTGCAAGCTGAACAAGTACATACAACATTTACATCTTCTTCTGTAATATATCAAAGTGGTTCAACTACTTTTGGAAATACATCAGACGATACACATATCTTTACTGGATCTGTGCAAGTACTAGGAGATACTTTCTTAAGAGGAGAAACTAACTTTATAAACCAAACAGCAGGAGGAACTTCTGCTCATGTTAGAAACGGGTTTGTAATACTATCACAAGTTTCTTCTAGTCTTAACTACGCAAACGATAATGCAGCAGCATTAAACGGCGTTCCGTTAGGAGGGTTATACAGAAATGGTAACTTTATTCAGATAAGAATTAGCTAATATGTCTCAATTATATTCTTTACTTACAGGTTCAGTATACTTACCTGACGGATCTATCTCCGCATCCAGAGGATTTTCAGGATCTTTTTACGGTAATGGATCTGGACTAACAGGAATAACTACAGCATCGTATGTAGAGTATACTAATGTAAAGAATAAACCTACTCTAATATCTGGTTCTATTCAAATAGACCATAACGCAACTACAAACTATTCAAGCAACCGACATATAGACCATAGCGGTGTAACATTTTCGGGTATTGGTGGTATAATCGGAGGAGGAGATTTAACTACATCTAGAACAATTACGTTAAATGTAGGAGATAATCAATTCATAAACGGTGTAGTAGCTGCACTACCTAATGGAACTGTTTCAAGTTCCGCTCAATTATCAGGCTTCTCTGGATCATATTTTGCTCATGCAATCGGACCTGATATTACTTTACTAGAAGTAACACATAGTCTCAATAGTAGATTTCCAACTGTTCAAGCTTATCAATATGTAGAACCAGGAATCTACGATACAGTAATACCAGCCGGTATTAGAAGTACAGGAGTTAATACTCTAAAAATAACATTTGCTGGAAGTTTTTCCGGATCAGTTGTTATTCGTACTTAATTTTCGTACCTTAACTTAATTAAAATGGGAATAACTATGCCGTCATGGATATACGATGGCCGAATTGTCAATGAAATAAGTGACATGCCTGAAGGCACTTTTGGCTTTATTTACGAAGTAACACATACTCCAACAGGGAGAAAATATATAGGAAAAAAAGTTCTATATTTTAACAGAACATTACCACCTTTAGCTGGACAAAAGCGAAAGCGAAAAGTAGTAAAAGAGTCTGACTGGAAAGATTACTATGGATCACATCAAGAAATAGTAGGGTTAATAAAAGAAGGTAAACAAGAAGAATTTACCAAGCAAATACTATGTTATGTTAAGTCTAAGAAACTTCTTACATATTATGAGACTAAATACCTATTTATTAAAGAAGTACTAGAATATAGAAACAACTATATTAATGACAACGTACTTGGAAAATTTTATAGAAAAGACTTTTTAACACCAGATACAGATGATTAAATTACGTGAAATAGTAGGACTGCCAAGCTTGCAGTACCATATTGATAACGGATTAACCCTACATGAAAACGTTTATCGTTACTCTTCAGAAGCATTTGTAAAGTTATTTACAGAAGCTAGAGAAGCTTATGAGAATGGAGATATCGAATTAAACGAAGAAGACGAAGATTTAATTAGAAATACAGATATAGGTACTCATGGAGACTACAACGGGATGGTTGTACCTTTAGACTTACCAATGGTTTCCCCTAGCTACAATCCTTTATTTGAAATTGGATGCTGGATTGATGAAATGATCGAAGATGATACTAAGATAGATGAAGCTACTTCTATTGATGAGATGATCGACTTCGACGCTGTTAAAGAAGCAGTAGAGTCAATCGGTGCTAAGATCGATATGGATAAGTTTAGAAAAGCTGTTAAACATCAAAACGATACGTTTGATTATAACGGATTTGAAATACTAAAAGCATCTGTAGATTATATACAAGAGGTAGAATATAAAGGAAAAAAAGTTCAATTAAATAAACCTAAGCGTGGAGGAAGTAAAAAATTCTACGTTTATGTTAAGAATCCTAAAACTGGAAATGTAAAAAAAGTATCATTCGGTGATACAGGTCTTTCAGTTAAATTTAAACAACAAGGCGCTAGAGCATCATTTGCAGCACGTCATAAATGTGCTCAAAAGAAAGATAGAACAAAAGCAGGTTACTGGTCTTGTAATATTGGCCGATATTGGAAGTCACTTGGAGGAAGTTCTAACTTCTCTGGATATTGGTAGTCTATGAAACTTACAAACATTATTTTAGAGAAAGAAGAAAAAGTTGACGAACTTAATGCCAAGCAACTATTCACAGCAGCAGGTATTGGATTAGCTACTTTAGGAGCACCTAATATGGGGAAATCTCAACAAAAAGAACCAACACCAATTTCTCAAACTACTCAACAAAAAGATACTACTATAACTGGCTTTGGTCTAGGTAAATCACCTGATCTAAGAATTGCTCGACAAATGGCAAAGATGAGAGCAACTGCTGACTTAATGCAGAAAATGAAAGTACAGACTCTCAAAGCAGGTATAGAAGTAAAGAGTGAAAAGACTTTTGAAACAAGCAATGGATACGAAGTAGAAGTTACTGTTGCAATATCTCAATAATATGAAACTTAAAGATATATTAATAGAAGGAAAAGCATTTGATGAGTTTGCAGAAACTCGAATGAAAGGAGCAGAAAAGATAGCTGATAATGCTAAGGAGAAAGGTGGACCTTCTATGTTAACCTATCACCACTTTAAGGTAAAACTTCCTTACTACGAGAAAGCTAGTAAAGGAGATTTTGACTTTGAAGCAGCAAAAAAAGAATTCAAAGAAACTTTAAGCAAGATATCCTTAGAAATGGACCAAACTACTTTCCAGAGAGAGGTAGGGCGTCTAGAAGTACTAGGAGAGTTAATTATCAAGAATGACTAATAGAGAAAAGAAAGAAGCTAATCGTAAAAAGATAGCCAAAGCCACTGTTAAACAGCAACAGAAAAAAGGCAACTACAAAAAGAAGACTTAGTATGCTTCCATTTGAAGAAGAATTAAAAGAAGGTTATTACATTAGGACGTTTGATTCTAAGACTCCTGTAGACGAATTCGTATGGCATAGAGACCAAGAAGATCGATGGATAGAACCTATTGGAGAAACTGATTGGAGATTCCAATACGATAACGAAGTTCCGATTCCTCTACAAAAGCTATTTATTAAAGCAGGAACCTATCATAGAGTAATTAGAGGTACCGGCACATTAACCTTAAAGATTATTAAACAAAATGGCTAAAGCAAAATCAGCAGGAAGTTCTCAAAAAGTAAGCTTCGGTAAAAGAAGTCAAGGTAAACCTAAAAAGAGTTACGGCCCTAAAGAGGAAAAACCTAAAAAGTATAGAGGTCAAGGACGATAATGAAACTATCGAGAATCATATTAGAAGGTCCAATTGGATATGATCCAGAATATAATGCGATTATAGATAAGATAAAGGACAAAGGCGGTAAGTATTTAGGTGCTGGAGATTACGGTGCTGTTTATTTACTAGGAGGAAGAGCTGTTAAAGTAACAACAGATGAGATAGAGATAGAACACGCCTTAAAACTTCTAGGAAAAAAGACAAAACACTTTGTACATATACACGACGTAAAGGAAATGAATCCTAAATTAGGAGTTATTACGATGGATATAATGGCACCTCACAGAGGAGAAGTACCAGAAGAGTTTTTAGATGCTTTAGAAAAAGAAGCTAAGAAGTTAGGAATAGATCCTGACGAACTAGATATCCGTCCAGATAACTTTATGGAAGACCCATCTACAGGTAAAATAAAGATGACGGATGTTTAAAAAAAGTTAAACTATTTATAGAATATAAACAGAACAGAAATGAGTAATAATTTTGATTTAAGAAAATTCTTAACAGAGAATAAATTAACTTCTACTGCTAAAGCTATAACAGAGTGGGATGATAAATCTGTTAAAGATTACGCTGATGCAATGTCAACCGCTTTTGGTAATAAACCTAAAGATAAAGATAAAGAAAAGTCTTCTGTAAACGAATACGAACATCACTACAGAAAAGTAGGAGGAGAGTGTCGTAAGTATAACGACGAAGGTGATTATACAGTAGTTAGTATGCACTACTGCCAGTATAATGAAGCAGAAGAAGAAAAACAAGAAGCTCCAATCAGTGAAATGAATGGCGGATATGTTGAAGCAATGGGACCAGATTTTGACGAAGCTGTTGATTTACTAAGCCATGCTTGGAATCAATGGAAAAACGGTCCGGCAACTGAAGATGAAGATATTGAACCTGCAAAAGCAGATATACTAGAGTATGTTAAATCTCTATTAAAGTAATATTTCCCGAATATTGAAATAACTAAAGAAAGGCTTGCTTATGTGAGCCTTTTTTCGTATATTAAGGTAATAGTTACGTGTCTATGGAATATACTTTTCTTTTAGGAGCAGTTGAGAACGTTTTAGGTAAGAGTTATAAAAGAGCAAAAGACAATTATGCATTTACTTGTCCGTTTTGTAATCATAGAAAACCTAAGCTGGAAATCAACTTGAATACAAACGACAAGGGTGAAAATCCTTGGGAATGTTGGGTATGTGAAACTAAGGGACGTACAATAAGGTCTTTATTAAAGCAGCTTAAAATAAGCGGACCTCAAGCACAAGAAGTTTTACAATACATAAAGAAAGGAGAGGAAGTTGAATACCAGGTAGTAAAGACTATAGAACTACCTAAGGAATTCCAACCATTATTTTCTGCACCTACTACATCTTTCTCAGCTAATATAGCTAGAAAGTATCTTTACGATAGAGGTATTACAGATAATGATATTATGAAATATAACATAGGTTATTGTATCGCTGGCGAATTCAACGATAGAATAATTATTCCATCATATGATCAAAACAATCAATTAAACTTTTACGTAGCTAGGGCTTTCAATAGAAGTTATGCTAAGTATAAAAACCCTGAAGTATCAAAAGACATTATAGTCTTTGAAAATTTAATTAACTGGAATCAACCTATAATAATCTGTGAAGGAGTATTCGATGCTATGGCTATTCGAAGAAACGCTATACCGATTTTAGGAAAAAATATATCAAAAGCTTTACTCAAGAAAATAGTTTCAAGTAAAGTAAAAGAAATTTACATAGCTTTAGATAAAGACGCTTTGAAAAAAGCTGTTAAGTTTTGTGAACAGTTTATTAGTATGGGGAAAAAGGTATACTTAGTAGATATGGAAGAGAAAGATCCAAGTGAAATGGGTTTTCAATCATTCACCAACCACATACAAGATGCAGAAGAACTAGATCTTAGTTCTCTCTTGCAGTATAAATTAAACTTATTATGATAAAACAAGGAGATAATCTTTTAGTAGAAAGTACTAAAAATAATCTATCCTACAATCCTGATTTAAAACAAATCAATTTTTTAGATAGAAGAGTCTATAAACGTTCAGAAGGAGTATACTACCCTTCGGTAACAACAATACTTCAGTATTTACCTAAGAATAAGTTCTTTGAAAATTGGCTCAAAGACGTAGGACATAATGCAGAAATCATTATGCAAAAAGCAGGTAAAGAAGGTACTCAAGTTCATAAAGCTATAGAGATATTAGTAGAAGGAGGAGAAGTTAGCTGGATGGATGATTACGGTAATGCAAAATACTCTCAGATTGTATGGGAGATGATATTAAAATTTCATGAGTTTTGGTCTACCTATAAACCTAAATTAATATCAACAGAGCAATTTGTATACTCAGATGAATATAAGTATGCAGGTACTGCTGATTTAGTTATCGAGATGGGAGGAGAGACTTGGCTATTAGATATTAAGACATCTAACGCTTTACATAAGAGTTATGATTTACAATTAGCAGCTTATGCAAAAGGATTTAAAGAATGTAAAAATGTAGATATTCAACGTACAGGAGTACTTTGGTTAAAAGCAAATACAAGAAGTGCTTCTAAAAAAGAAGGAGTATACCAAGGTAATGGTTGGCAGATCAAAGTAGTTGACGAAATAGATTATAATTTCGATTTGTTTAAAACAGTATATAAACTTTACGAATTGGAGAACCCAACTACCGAACCTATTTACTCAGCATACCCGACTAGTATAAAACTTTGATATTTATAAGTAAAGAACTAAACATAGATGAAACTTTCACAACTTATATTAGAAGCTAAAGCTAGACCAAAAGCCGTTATTATGGCCGGAGGAGCTGGCGCCGGTAAGAGTTACCTTCTAAATCAATTAGATCTAGGAGGGTTAACTATTTACAATCCTGATAAGTATGTAGAAGATAAAGAACATCCTTACTACGGTAATTTATCAGCTGCATCTACTCAAGTTACACAAGACGTAGAAGATGCTTCTAATAATAAAGAGAGTTTTATTTGGGATACTACAGCTTCTAATTCTAAAAAAGTACAAGAACTTTTAGGAAAAGGATATGATGTGTTTATGGTAATGGTATATACTCACCCGTTAATTTCCTTTATTTCGAACTTCGAAAGAGAAAGACAGATACCGAAAACCGCAGTATTCTCTACTTGGAGAGATGTTTATCAGCAAATAGGGTACTACAAAGGATTATTAAAAGATAACTTTGCATTATTTGCCAATGATAGAGGAGGTAAATACGATAAAGAAATTAAAGAATTTAACGTAGCTGCTAGAAATGGTTCAAACGGAATCTCAGACTACCTTGCTAAGTACATGGAAGATCATGGAGGAGCTGAAGGTTTTATTTCTACTTTTAGAAAACCTTACGATATTGAAGATAAAATTGCTGCTGATGCTTATAGAAAAGAAACAGCTAACATAGATTATAATAGAGAAGATGAATCTATGGATAAGCAGTTAAAAAAATATTGGATGGGCTTCTATGAAAAAAACGGAACAGGTCCTGGTGATGATAAGATGAAAAAGAAAGTTGCTAGCATAACAAGTGTTAGACAAAAAGCTGAAGAAAAAAATAAAGAAGTATTAGATAATATTGCCGATATGATTCATAATGCTAAGTTTACAGAACAGTTAAAAGGTTCTACAGTAGCAGAAATTGATCAGAAAGTACAAAACTTTTTAGCATAATGGCAGTAGTACTATACCCAGGAGCATTTAAACCACCACATAGAGGACATTTTGAATTAGTAAAAGCTTTACTTAAAGGTTCTGCTCAAGCTAGGGTTTATAGTTTAGATAATCAACAAGATGCTTCTGATAAGTTACTTCAAGGAAAAGGTGAAAAGATAGACCCTATTACAGGAGTAATTATATACATTGGAAGTAGTATACGAAACGGTATAGATAAAGATGATTCAAAAGCTATTTGGGATATATACAAAAAATATCTTCCAGGTAACGTAGATATAATCGTAGCAGATGCTAACCCGATGTTAGTGGCTAGAAGTCATGCTAAAAATAGACCTACTGAAAAGTTCTATGCAGTAACAGGTTTTAGATCTTCTGAAGACTTTCAGGATTTAAAACGTATTAGTGCATTTAAAGATCTAGATAACGTACAAGGGTTAGTGGTAAGTGGCGGAGAAAATTCAAATGTTAGAGCTACTAGTTTTAGAGACGCAATTTTAAACGGAAGTCTTGATGATGTATTAGATTTTTTTCCTAAAGAGTTATCAAGAGAAGAAATATTAAAAATAGTAGAGATGTTAAAACAAGGTATAATAGCCGAAATGATGGCTGAAAAAATAGAAGATGTATATTCAAGCTGGTTTGATAAAGAAACTATCACAGAAAGTTCTTCTGGGATACCTTTACAAAATACAGGTATAGTTTCTTCTGAAGATCGTGCTGCTTTAGCAGATCAATTAGAAGCAATCAAATCTGTTATAGATGATAGATTCGAAGCTGAAATGAACGGTGATCGTATAGTTGTTAAAACGAAAGGAGAATCTCCGTATAATACTTCAGATATGCCTAATAACTACGACTACGGTAATCATTTTGCTGACCTTTTAGAGTATATGATTAGAGAAGGTTTAACAGTCCAACCATTACCTGAAGTAAAAATACGTAGAGATATAGCTGAAGCAGAAAACTTCTTCGGTAAAACAGCATACTATAACCCAGGAGATAAAGAGATTGTTTTATACGCTGCTGGAAGACATCCTAAAGATGTTACTAGGTCTTTTGCTCATGAAATGATTCATCATATGCAAAATCTAGAAGGTAGATTAGGTAATAGAGGAACAACAGATACTACTGCAGATAAAGAATTAGCAGCATTAGAAGAAGAAGCATACTTAAAAGGTAATATGATTTTCCGTAATTGGGAAGATTCTAAAAAAAATAAAAAATAAAGGTTATATGAAAAGTTTATTTGAGTTACTAGAAGTAGAAAAAGAAAAACCACAGTATCAAATCTACTGTGATATGGATGGAGTATTGACAGACTTTGAAGAAAGGTTTGAACATTATTCTGGCATGAAACCAGATCAGTATGAGGCAAAACACGGTGCAGCCGGCTTCTGGGAATTAATAGATAATAAAGTAGGTGTTAAGTTTTGGGTAGGTATGGGTTGGATGAGTGGAGGTAAAGAACTTTGGAATTTTATTTCAAAGTACGACGCTAAGATATTAAGTTCTCCTTCCCGACATGATAATTCGAGATTAGGTAAAAACTTATGGGTAAAAAATAACTTATCACCAAAACCTAAGGTTATATTTGCATATTCAGCAGATAAACAGAGATATGCAAATGCTAATTCAATTTTAATTGACGATAAAAAATCAAATATAGAACAGTGGGAAGCAGCAGGTGGTATAGCTATCAGATGTCTTCATGGAAATATAGCACCGGTTATAGCAAAATTAAAAGAACTTGGTTATGAGTGAGACCTTATTAAAAAAGGAATTTAAACAAAGCGATGTACAAAGGGTTAGGAATTTAGTAAATAAAGATTATACTGCTAAGACTAAGTCAAGTGTAGGTTATCAAAAAGAAACTAAACGGTACAAAGAAGGAGATGTTTGGGAAGAAGCAGGTAAGCAATGGACTATTAAAAACGGAATAAGACAGAATGTAACTAAGTTAGATTCTGCCAAGAAAGCTGTTAGAGTACCGTTGAGATGTCCTAAATGTAGTGGTTCTATGGAACATCATCTACATAAAAAAATGTATAGTATTCATAAAATGTGCTTTGACTGTACAATACAATATGAAGATACATTAAAGAAGACTGGGTTATACGAAGCATATCAAAAGAGAATGATGCAAGGTAATATGCAAGCTTTTGCTATAGATATAGAAGCTTGGGTTTTAGATTCTTTAAACGATAAAGACAGTTTCGTTACTGAGCAGGGGGATATAGAAGATTGGAAGAGTAATACTTCTAAGTTTAAGAAAGAAGTTTTAGATAAGCTACAAGAGTACTTAAAACACTTGAAGAGTAATATAGATAGTTAACTATTTATAGATAACCTTTTTTATTTAATTTTATATAATGACACAAAAAGAGCTACTAGAAGACGTATTATCAGAACTTAAGCATATAAAAACACATATGCCTAACGGTGAGTTGAAGATAATGCTCGAAGATATGAAAGATGTTAAAGACGACATTTCAGAGCTAAAGTTTATGCTACTAAACCCAGAAGACGGTCTTGTTGTTAAGACTAATAAAAATACAGATTTCCGTCTTTCACTCCAATCTAATGAAAAAGAATATCAAGTTAAGATGCAAGAATTAGAAGAGTTAAAGAAGTGGAAAAATGGAGTAAATAAAGCCTTATGGATTTTATTTGCAGGTCTAGCAGCTTTATTATTTGAAATGTTACAAAACCATAAATAATATGAAACTTATTGATATACTTTTAGAAGCCAAACAAATTCAGTATACCAAGCCTAACTTTGAAAACGAATGGGAAGAGGCACTTAGATATCCGGAATTTGAAGACATGGGTAAAGAGAAGTGGATAGAGATAGCTAAACAAGGAAAGCCTATCGCATTCTCAAAAATAAAAGATATATTAGGAAACGTAGATTTAGATTTTGACGGGTTAGAAGAACCTAAAAAAGAGAGATTTAAACAAGCGTTTGAAAAAGGAGTTATAGAAATGTCTATCGTTGTTAAATTTGGTGAAAACGATTACGACCTAGTAGCAGGAAATACTAGACTTTCAGGATTAGTAAAAAACGGAATTGACCCTCAACTATGGGTAGTAGATATATCTCACTTAATGGAGATGTTAATGGAAGGGATAGATGATCCTGTTAAACCTGGTATACTAAAGAAAAGATTAGGTACTTTATCTTGTTCTAAAGTAAGAGCAGAGAAAGCTAAGTTAGAAGATAAAGGAACACACTTTGCGAAAGCATTACAGAGATATTTAAACTACCATTGTAAATGAAAAAATCAGAATTAACCCAAGCTATACGAGAAGTGTTAAGATCTTCTAAAATTCAGAAAGAAGCTGAGGATCATGAAGTATCTATGGCTATAGGTCAGTTAGAAGATATAATTAAGAACGCTGGAGAATTGATGTATAAGATAGGACCAGATGAAAAAGATATCCCAGGTTGGATACAAGATCATATATCTCAAGCACAGAACTTTATTAACCAGGCTAACACTAGCTACCATGAACTTGAGAGTCAACCTGACCCTAATCAAATGGCATTAGAAGGTAAGAAAAAGAAAGGTGTAGACGGAAAAGCTTGTTGGGATGGGTATAGATATGGTGGTACGAAAGACGGTAAGGACATCTGTATAAAGGTCAAATAAGAAACACACCTATTTATTTGTATATAAAATACTTATTTCATATCTTATGAAAGAAACTATTACACCGATGACTTTTGAAGAACTGAAAGCTCGTTTAGAAAAAGTACAACAAGCAATCTTATCAATTCAGGCTAACCCTAATATAGTTAAGCCAAGTCAGGTGAAAACATTAGAAAAACATTTGATTCAATTACAAGAATCTCTACAGAAAAAAATCAACCTCATATTTGAAATGGATAAAGGAGTAATTCATACTGACGACGAAAACAAAGCTAAAGAACTAGCACAGAAAGGTGTGCAAGTACAGCTCCATAAAAAAGGAGAACCTTTAGATACTAAAAAAATTAAAGAAGCCGAAGAAGGTCTTCAATTTGATGCAAATCAAACAAAAGAAATTGCTAAAGAAGTAGCGAAAGCTGTAGCAATGGCTTTGAAAGAAGATGGTATGGAAATAGCTAGTGCTAAAATCTTACGATTAGAACCAATGGCTTTCGATACATTCTTCCAATATAAAGACGGAAAAGAAGATGAATTTGCTTTTCATATAGATCAAAATAAAAATATCGTTCTTTCTGATTTCACTTTTACTGAAATTATAGGACAAGTAGGTGTAAAAGGAGCAGGTGAACCTTTTGTAAATAAAGATGTAGTTAAAGCTAACTTATTAAAAGTATGGGCTAAGCTAGACGGAAATATGCAGGAAGGTGAAGGAGAAGAAGATTTGATGCAACAATTAGAAAAAGCATTACAGTCTCATGACTGGTA